TCCGACGACGGACCCGGCCGGCAGGTCGCCTTCGAGGTCCGTTACATCGACTGTGCCGCCGCCTTCCTTCTCGGAAAATACCACCTCGAACACCACCTTGTCGGGTTCGGGTGCATCATAAAATTTGTTTTGCAAACTCATGTCGATTGTTTTTTTGATTTATAGACCTTTGATCGCCGATGTCTTGTAACCCTCGGCGGCCTTCTTGCGATCCAGTCGGGCCGCCATCGCCGCAGACGTCTTGTCTCCGCTTTCTCCGCCTCCGAAAAGGGGCGGGGCCGATCCTACGCCGCTTTTGACGAACATTTTGGCTGCTTTAGAAAGCACCTGATCCACATCATCGTCGGGGTTGATCCTGATGATGGAGAGCATGTCGTCGTCGAGCCCCAGCGCGCGGGCCTTTTCACGGATTGCCGCAGCTCGTTGCGCCTGCGTCTGCGCCGCTTCGAATCCCTCGATCTTCTCCGTGTAGGGCTTCATGGCAGTCTGGATAAAGGATTTCATCCGCTCCTCGAATGCCTCGGGATCGAAAGTCCGGGGATTGCTCTTGCCTCCGGGTTCGGGTTGCTGCTCTCCGCCCCCGGGCGCAGGGACTACGGGTTTTCCGTCTTTTAGGTTATGCCGCCTCTCGTAGTTGCGTACTGCGGTCTGCGAAGCATCCCCTGCACGGTAGTCGCCGTAGCTTTGTAACACGTCCGGAAACCCGATCCCCTCCGCAATGGCAGGTAATTGAGCTTCGTCCGTCACGTTCTCGGCCTTCTTCGTAGCGATCCGGTCGAGGATTGCATCGTCAACCCCAACGAATTTGGTTTTGAGCAATGCCAGGAGTTTTTCTTTCATGTTCTTTCGTTCTATATGGTTTGGGATAAGTCCTCCTATCCGCATTAAAAAAGGTCTGCCGGCTGATGCCAACAGACCTACCTAACCTGACAATTACATGGAAGTAGTTTCGTTCTATGTCTGTTGGCCTATATCTTCATAGGCTCTGCGACAAAAATCTGCATGTTCGGCACATTGTGCAAATTTTTTTGCGGAAAAATTCAATAAAAGCCGGAGAATTTATCCATGCCGGTGGAATATGGGCTATTGTGTTCTGTTCGTTCGACTATCCTTCGGGATAAATCCCCGGATTGGGCTCCTGGTTGTTTAATTGGTTTGATTGAGCCTTTTCCGATTTCAGCCGCTCCATTTCGGTTTTCGGGTCTTTGATCCGCGGATTCTGATAGACTGCGGTCTCCTGGCTCATCGTTCCGGCGTCGATGGACTTCCGGATGATGTCGAGCGTATCGGAAACATTGTCGGGCATAGGTGTCGAGAATTGATAGCCGATTTTTAATGCCTCGAGCTGCCCGTTCAGCTTCAATTCGGGATGAAGCACGCCGACAATGGCTTTCACGACGTTGATTTCCCGGTCGATCAGCGTTCCGTAGTAGTCCTGGTAGTTCTTGGCCTTCAGCTCAGGGAAGAAGAACATGTATTCCCAGCTGACGCCGCTCGGAATCTTCATCTCCTTGATGACGTCCGATGCGGGGTTTACGGAATAGGTCATGCCGTAGATGAACGAATCGAGCGTGTCGCATTCGCGTTTGCGGTTCTCGGGGGCAGAATCGTATGTCAGATAGTAGACTTTGCCTCCGTTCTGTGTCTGGATGATTTGTGCCGGATCGTCCGGATTGAGAGAACCTGCCACTATTCCTTCGCCGACCACTTTCGGATTGGCGAAATAGTCGTTCATGTCGGCATCGTTGCATTGTATCGCTTCGCGTCGTTCGATCAAAGCCTGCACGTCCGCCCACTCCCGCTCCTGCATGTAGAGAAGGACCGGGATTTTCCCGATGAAATTCTTTTCCGGGACAACTTCCCACCCGACGGCACGCCGTGTGCAGCGGAAGATCGTTTCCGCGGTATAGATGTCGCAATGAATCTCGTCGTTCCCCTCGTCGTCCTGTATGGTGAATTGGCGGACAAAGAGCATCAGCCGCCCGAAATCGTCGAATTTATAGTAGATGTCGTCCCCGAGCGATTTTGCGAGGACCTTCACCATCACCTGAAGCTCGCCTTCGGGCGAGAGATAGAGATGGTACAGTTTGGCGCACAATGTTTCGGATCCGGCTTTGGTCTTGCATTCCCGCATGTTTGAATCGAAGCGCGTCGTTTTGAGAATCTCCAGGAATCGTTCGTAGGCTTCGGCGGCTTTGCTCGTTCGGATGGTCTCTCCGTCGGGTCCGGAGGTCTCTACTACGTCCGAAAGATCGGAAAACTGTACGGGCGAGCCGAACAGGAAGGCTGTGGCTTGCATGTTGATGACCTTCTGAAACGGGATGGGTAGTTTGGCCGTGATGATGTCCGGCTTGCCTTTCTGGTGACGATCCGGACGTTTCGTCACATCGTGTTTTGTCGGGTCGTATTCTTTGAGGGCTTGCGCGATTTGCCCGTCGTGTGTCGTCATTTTGCCCAGCAACCGGGACACGTCGCCGTTCCGTATGAGATCGACGAGCTTCTGTTTGCGGCCCAGCGCTGCGTTGAGTTGATTGGTGAGGGCTTGTGTGATTTGTCTGATCGTTGCCATATTATAATCCTAAGTCTTCTTTCGAAAGAGGGCGTATTTGATTGTAGTCGAACCATACACGCATCAGCAGCGCGTCCCTCCAGTCGGGGGAGCGTCCGATGTCCTGCTTGATCTCGTCTTTGGGCTTCAGGAACAGTTTGCGGTCGTTGTCCACGTTCCAGGTCTGAAGCTGTTCCAATTCCTCGGTGATTTCGTCTTTCTGATCCTCGGACAATTCGCAATCGAAGGATATGGCGAAGGAGTTGATCTTGTCGGCCAGCTTGTATCCGCATTGCGTCTGGAGGTTCGAGAAATTCTCTCCGTTGAGACATTGCGAGTTATTGACGAATCCGCCGATCCGGCACATATCGACCACTCCGCCGCCCACTCCGTCTTCGTCGGCGATGATCCGATAGCGGGGGATGCGGTGTTTGGCGGCCAATGATTCGATGCAGGCAGCGATTTCCGTAGTGGCGCTTCGGTCGAACGACACCTGTTCGATGATCGCCCAGCCGTCCCACACGAGGATTCGCGCCCGGTCGGAACCGAAGCGGGCAATATCCGCCGTGATGTATTTGATGCCGGTGCGGGCATGGATTTTCGGATAGAATATCTCGCGGATGTCGTCATGCGAGCATAGGGCATTCGGATTGTCGTCGTAATCCCAGTTTCCCTTCAGCAACCGTTCTTTCTTGACCTTATCGGTCGTGGATTTCAGCGCTTCGATATAATCCTTTTCGATGAACGGGTTGTCCTGGACGAGTGCGGCGAGGTATATTCGGTAGGGCGGGAGCGTCCCGGCCTTCGCCGGTTTGTAGAATGTCGAGTGCATCCAGTTCTTCTTCGGGTTACACGAGATGAACAGTTTGCGCAGGATTCCGTATTTGTCGTTCAGGTGACGCCCGATGCGGGTTTTGAGCGTGTCGTAGGCTCCGAAGTTCACTTCGCCGCCCTCCTCGATCCATCCTCCGGTG